TTAAACCACCTCTAATAGTTGCATCACTTATTGCACTTGCAGTTAAGAATGCGCTTGTACGAACCGTTAAGATTTGTGCGATAGTGTTGCTTGTTGCATTAGCCGAACCTGCACTATTTGTTGCTGTTACTACGCAAGTAATGTTTGAAGTGTTACCTGCATCTGCTGCAACTAAAGTGTATGTACTTGAATTAGTACCAATGTTAGTAGCACCACGTTTCCATTGGTAGGATAATGTTGGTGTAGGTGAACCTGTAACACCACTTGCAGTTGCAGTTAATGTTTGCCCAACTGCTGCCGTTCCACTTATTGTAACTGATGATATAGCAGGTGCAATAGGAGTACTTACCCCACTACTCTTTAAACCTAATTTATAGCCGTACATTACCCTACGTTAATAGTGGCAGGTTGTATAATTTCATCAAAAACAAACGCACTACCACTTGAAAGTGTTAACGCTCTAATTCCTTGTCCGCCTTGTGCAAATAAGATAACACCAGCCTTAACAGTTTTACCACTCAATCCCCATGCTGTTAATTGGTTGCTGTTGTCTGTTCCTGTAAAGGTAGTAATTACACTATCCTCTTGGAAGTAAACGAATTGAAATCTGCCATTGGTTATTGCGGAACTGCTATCGGTAAACCTACCTCTTTGAAAACCGCCTAATAATAATTCTGTTGTAGTTGACATATCTTTAAATATATTTTTTTTATTTTTTTGCTTTTACTTTAATGGAACCTGACATCTGTTTGCCTCGAATGGTAACTCGAAAGAAAGTGTCATTAACCAACCATTTACTTTATCGGGAAACGCCTCGAATAATGGCTCTAATGTTACGCTATCCCCAACCAAAAAACTATCATCGTTAGTAGGGTTCTCTAGCATTGCAATAACATCTTGGCTTATACTTAATGTATCGCTCATGGTGTCACGCTCGTTTCTTGAATCATCGCTCACAATATCGAGGATCATTATTCCGAAGTTTAGCGTTAATGTTTTCTCGCTAATATTAGAAGTCAAAACATTTGCCCACAATAATGGATAGTTCTCTTGCTGTGTGCTTAGTTCAAACACCTCACCAAACCCAAACCCATTAAGCTGTGCGTGGCTTTGCTGTACTGCTTCGAGTTGATTTATTATTTGATTTAGTGTTGTGTACTTCATTTTGTTTTTGTGTTAAAAACTGCTTTAGTTTTTCTAAGTTTTTCTTGCTTACTCCGTTATTCATATTTAACAATTATTACAACCTTCGTTTCGGTTATACTCGCTCGGTGCGTTTCGTATTCCTGTGAAATTATAATCACCCTTGCAACATCCGCTTCCACCTAACACCATACCGCTTGTGTAGTTAGTACGTTTAGCGTAGATGGTATCTATGTTTGAGTTGATTTGATTTAAGTAATTAGGGAATAATGTCTGATTGCTCATTAAGTATTTAGTCAATCGCTCTGCATACCACTCCGCTTTGTTCTTTGCGTTGTTCATCAAGAATCCAATCTCCTCAAGTGATGCTGGATTCATGTTGTCTGCGTTTTGTACTCCTACTGATTTGTTAAAATACTTATAATTCATTACCAATGGCAACTCTGCTCTGCAATACCACACCATTGTTGGAGTGATGTAAGTATCCATAAGGTTCTTATCATTACCTATTAAGGTGTTGTTCCTTACTTTATTAATTAAATCGTTGTATAAAGTAGTACCCAATATTGGTAACACATAAAAATTTTGCACATCCCAAATGGTCGGTGCAATAACTTTCATATCAACATTGTCTTGTAGTATGCTTTCGGCTTTTAAAGTTGCCTCGCTTAAAAAATATACCTTTGCCATTATTTTTTCTTAACTAAAGTTTGTAACCAAATGTGTCTGCACGATGGCGAATGAATTTCAGTTTTAGGTATAGTGTACCAACCACCTCTGCGAGTGAACGCATCGTAATTTGGGATGCCATAAATAGCACCTAATCTTTCACCTATCTTGTTAATTTCTTCACGAGTATATAATCTATTCGCTTCTATCATTCCCTTGCAAAATGGTCGTGTTCTGCCATCAGGTAAAACATCAGGTCCTTTAATGTCAAATCTTAATGCGTACTTGTATTTTACATATAACTCACTAAAGTCAGGAACTTTTGTTTCAACTCCTTTTGGTGTTAGCTTTAAACTATCATCCAAGTAACCTTTATCCATCATGTTAGCCATGATGTCTTCAATTTCTTTTACTTTTACCTTTAACAATTTAGCAATATCATCCGCTGTGGCTTTATCGTCATTCTTTAAAATGTCGATTATACCTTTTTCGGTTGTAGTTAGCGCAAACATTTGGCTTTGGTTGTCCATGTCTGCCACGCTAAACACTTGTTTTATTTTTTTTACTTCTGTGTAGCTTTCAGCAGGCTCACCAAATTCCATAAACACCGCTAACTCTTGGTCATCTTTTGAGAATTTAGATTGTACTACTTCAACTTGCTGTGGTACTTCTAATGGTTTACGACCTATTATTTCACGCATTTCATCCTTTGTTAAAATAGTTGCAAGAGTTGCCTCGCTAAACTCAGGCATTACAGGCTCAATAGGTATAAATGTAACTTTATCTTTTAAGCCTACTAAATCGTTTAAGATTTGCTCTATTGCATTTTGTTTAGGAGTGATATAAGTGTTTTGGAACAACTGAAATGCAGTAGCCATTTCGTTACGCCCACCTAATTGACCTTCAGTTCTTACACCGAATAACATTGGCGAAGTAACTTTGTGACCGACAAATATCTCCTCTTGTATTGTTTTGTTTAACGCATCGTAACGCTTGTCGAAATCATTGCCTGTTAATTGCTGAATTTGTGGCGCGCGTGCAGGATCATCTACGAAATCAATTACTAAAGAGTTTGCACGGTCTGTACCTGTAAACTTCTTTTTCATTTGCTTTTCGATGGTCGACATCTCCTCATCACTTGGCACACCATTCATAAAAGTTACCATAGTACCGCCCATAAATCCGTTTTGAATTGAGGCTCTATGATAGTTTGCTATTTCTGCATCCGTAATAATCGCAGGAACAGCACCTATGTACTCAGGTAGCGTGTAAGTTTCAATGTTAGGTCTGTATTGCTTGTAGTACAATACCCCTTCTTTGCCTTTCTCGTAGTCTTTACTTCCGTATGCTGGGTATTCAGTAATTTGGTCAGGCTTGATGCTCATGTTATCTGATCCATCATCGTTTAACCAATACTCCGAATAGTATATTTTGCTGTTGTCTTTGTTTGTTCTTAGATTACAATAGTCTAAGTGGTAAACTTCTGCAATTCCTTTTTTATCCTTTGACTTAATGATATGAAGATAGCATCCACCAAACAACTCAATGTCCAAAGCCATCTTACTACTTACGCTGTGTAATGATTCGTAAGGGTTTGCGTTGTCAATAAACGCTTGTGTGCTTACTATTTTGTCGGTTGGTAAACCTTCTGCATTAAACGCCAAACCTTGACCTGCAATGTATAGTTGTTTAGCAGTTAAGATTGCATTGTGCTTTGCTGACCTATTAAATAAAGTTACTAAGAAGTTAGGATAGTTATTATCTTCACCATAATTAATGTAGTCTTTATTTCGTACCTCCGTAAACACAGGCACTTTATCATTTGAAAATGTTATTACTTGTGTCTTCATTATATAAGTCTAAATGTTATTTCTAAATTCGCATTGGTATCAACTCCTGTTCCGCCATCTACTGCTGGGTTTCCAATGTGAAATCTTATTTTAGTTCCTTCTATTTTGTAGTGCATAAGAATTGGGAAACCTGCACCTGTATAATGCAAATGACATTCAACCTTAGTAAAACCTTCTTCAACTAAATTATTATTAACTTCATAATAGGCATTGTTTTTCTTAGCTAATATTTGACTAAACACAGCTAACCCCGAAGTTTCATTAATAGTTACTACATTAGTTCCTATTGCTGTATTGCCTAAATTATACTCACTTTGTTTAGCACCTAATAACCCATCAACATATGTTTTAGTTGCTGCATCTTGGTTTGCAGTTGGATTGCCAAGTCCTGTAATCTTACTTGTTCCCATTGCAATAGCACCGCTCATAGTTCCACCTGTTAAAGATAGCTTTGTGCCTAATCCTGTATTGGTTGCCGTAACAGTTGGGTACTTTGTGTTAGTTCCATCGGCAGTTAAATTGTTTTGCTTATTAGCTGTATCTTCTTTGCCTGTTATGGCTGCTGTTATCTGTGCTGCTACTGCTGCGGTTGTAGTAAATATAGTACCTAAGTATGTAGCTATTTTACTCATGGTGGTTTTCATCGTTTCGCCATTTTGAACTAATGGGAATTGGTCACCACTTGCATTACTTGCTACTATTTCTAACTCACTTATTTTTTTATTGCTCATATGTTTATCAAAAATCCGTTTTCTTGTAATAAATAATACCCATCCTCAGTCATTAAATTGTCATCAGGGTTGTAAACAATGGCTGTGCTATCTTGTCCGCTGTATATATAGTTAGCATCTGCACTTGGTACTACCCAAACTTTGCCCTTCTCTACTTCTTTTACAATCGAATTAACCGCTTGACTTGCATTTGTCAACCCACTAAGTGTACTTAATGATGTTTGATAGATAGTATAATTGTAAAACCCTGTATCCCCTAACTCAACTTGACCTGCTAAAGTGTTAGGAGTATCCCTTTCGGTAACGCTAAACTCATTAAACCTTTCTTTGTAAGTAGATAGGTCGGTTGCTATAAAATAATAGTCTACGTTACTTGTTTGGTTGGTAAATAGGAACAGATAAAACGGATTAGTCGCTGTGCTATTCTCCGTTAATGTTACCACTACCTTGTTTGTTGTATATTTTTCAAACCTTATCACTACACATAAATATACTTTATGCGAAAAAGTGTTATGCCATTAACATAAAACAAAAAAGCCTCACATAAATGCAAGGCTAATTTGTATGAAAAACAAGTAAACTTAAACTAAAAGTCCTGCTATGATTGCTGGGTTAACTTCAGGGCTGAATGCTTTTTCCATGCCAGCAAATGTAAGGCTGTAACCTTGAAACTCATTCATTGCTGCACCACTTGCTGCTGTACCTCCGTTAACTTCCATACCTGAATCCTTACCAGCTAAGAAGAATGTGCCATCTTTTAACTCAACAATAACCGCCATTCTATTCTTGATTAATAAATCAAGTTTTTGAGAATTGGTAAAGCTAAGTTTAGAGAACACAGCAGCGATAGTTGGCTCGTAAGCTACTGAACCTGTTGTAGGATCTGCTTGAATATTTTGTGTAAATGAGTTTGCACCTCTTGGCAATAACTCATACTTGTAGAACAAACCTGATTTTGTTATAGCGGTTACATATCCGCTTGCATTTTGTGATACGGATGTTACGCTTGATAAAGGTGCGATGTAAAGGTTCTTTATACCTCCTACAACTTCTCTACAATCTAACGCAAATCCCGATGTTATTGCACATGGCATAATTTATAAATTATTAAAGGGGAGTAAATTAATACTCCCCATTGTGATTAAACTGTAAATCTTACTACCTCTGCTGGTAAAGCTATCTGTACACCGTACTTAAACTCAGAGCGGAATCTTACAACATCGAAGTCTTCTGAATACCACATCTTGAATCTATCTTCATCACCTTCTAAGTCAACACCTAAGAACATGTTTGAAGTACGCAATACATAAAGGTCACTTGTTCCGTTTAAGCCGTTAACTGGCATTATCTTCAACATTGTACCCGGATGAGTAAAAGCTACATCAGTATCGCCATTACCTACATAATGGAATAGGTTTGCGTTCTTCAATGCTAATTGGTATAAACGATAAACATCGTTACCCATGAATAAATGCAAATCTTCTTTGTCTAAGATAGCAACAGGAATTGCAGTGTAAATTGCATCTACTACTGATAAGATGTTAGTTGAAGTGATTGCAGTTACAGGAGTGATGAAAGTTGATGCGTTTGCATTTACTACGCCTGCTGCTGCTCCGATGATTTTTTGTAAACCATCAAATTTGTTCAAGTTAACATTAACACTTGCAGTGTCACCTTGCCAAATTGCAGTTTCAATACTCTCAGCGATTTGACCAGTTGTTTGCTCAACAATAGCTGCTTCGATACCACCAGGTAAAGACTCGTAGTAAGAACCGTTAGTTAATAATAACTGAGTGTACTTAGTTTCCAAATCTTTCACGCACCATTCTTCTTGAACAGAAATTTTACCGATAGTTACGTTTCTGCTTGTGATTGAAGTGTCACCACTTGCGTTGAATCCACAAGTACCTCCTGCTTGGAAAACTACGTTCTTAGCTAATGTAGGGATTTGCATAGATGATTTTACACCTGTTAATTTTGTCATTAAAGTCGCAGTCTTTGCTTTGAATAAAGACTTTGTAATTAATGTTGTTTCGTTTGCTTTGGTCCAATTTGTTAGACCTGTTACATTAAATGCCATTTTTTTATTTATTTAATTGAATTAATTATTTTTGCTAAATCCTCAATCGAATTTTTGCTTTCTTTTTTGAATCCTGACTTTACAGGTTGAGCAGGTGCTGCTGCTGGTTCGTTTGAAATCTTAGAAACCAAGTCAACAACTGCATTAAATTTAGATGCGATTTCGGTATTGATAGCATCAACCTTTGCGTTTACATCTTCTGTACTCATTGCTTCAGGTTTCTTTCCCATTTCCTCAATCTTAACTTCTAATGCTGCTAACTTCTCTGCAAGTTTCTCAACATACATTTCAAGTTCGCTTGCCATTTCCTCTTTCTTTTTGTCCTCAATCTTTTTTTCTTCTTCTGCTTCCGCAGGTGTAACGGTTACTACTAATCCACCAACGGTTGATACAATAGAACCATCTTCTAATTTGTGTTCAGCATCAGGTGCAGGCATTTGTGTGCCATCTTCTGCTACTACGAATAATGCAGTACCTGTGGCAAGTTCACCTTCCCACATTACTATTGTGCCATCTTCTAACTTGGCTTGTTCAAACTTTTGCTCTCCGAACAATAAGTTTTTAATTTTGCTTAACGCTTCTGACTTTGTCATGTTTTAAAATATAAATTGTTTAAATATTTGCTTTTTTGAGTATCTCTCTTGCCATTTCCACTTTGCTTGCATCTACGTTTTTAACTACATCAATAATCTCATCAATTACTGATTTCGGTTTGTCTGTCATCTTTATTGTTTTGAATAAACCTTCTACACTAAATCCTTTAAAATCTCCGCTTTTTATGTAGTTCTCCCACACATCATCGTTATCTACTTTGAA